GATGTTCTGGAATAACATTGATAAGACCAACACGCAGAATACCATCTCTAAGTTCTGAACTATGCACTTCAATAGTGTCGGCAATGGTAATTGTTTTTGTGAAGTTACGTGCAGCAATACCTCTGTGTAGATATTGTGCTTGCCCCATCTCTTCTTCTTCTTTGATGCCCTTAATTACCAAAGTATTTTTTTCTCTGGTGATTTCAATATCGTCTTTGCCAAAACCTGCAACAGCAAGTTCAACAATATAACGACTATCATCTACTCTGATGATATTGTGATATGGGAAAGAATTTCCTGCATGTTGTGCTGGTGTAGCAGACAACAACTTCTCAATATCATCAAAGAAACGGTCAAAGCCAAGAGTTTGATGTAGCAATGGACTAATACGAGTAATAGTCATGGTTTTCTCCTTTTTAAGCAAGTTAAAATTTCGTGATCCCGAAGGCATCACGACTTACTTGGCAACCACAAACGCTGTGCGATTGACAAGATAAGTTCTTTGTGGATTATTTTGATTAAAGACTTGAATAAACTCGTTACTACCTTCTCTAATCACGTTATCATAATCCCGTGTATATACTTCTTCTTTAGTATACTTATTTATTAGTTTCACCACATTGTTTTTCACTTTGTTCATGATGATTCACCATTAGTCTTTTTTCTTTTTACCGATATTATATTTGGCAACCAATTCCCAATCATCTTTTTCTTTGAAAGAAATAATTTTAATCTGATGAATCGGTGCCATGTTGTTTTCAATTATATCATAGTTTACAACTTTGATCAAGCCCCACTCTTCAAGTAAATTGGCAATTGCATTACGTCTTTGTATATCATTTTCGGTAATTGTAGCTGGTTTACCATCCAGCGCAAATAATTCTTTAAAATGAACTATGTAATACTTACCTTGCTTGTGCAAAATATGGCAAGATTGATACAATACTCGTTCTTTTCTTGATGATACACCGATTCTTGTTAATGTTTCTCTTACTTTTAGAAAGTCATCTTCTTCAACAAGGATGACTTCAACAAACTTAGATAGATCCACCATGTCATTTTCCTAATCCACCCTTATGGGTTTTTTCTTTTATTTGTTGGATTTGTTCTTTGCTTAGAAGTCGTAAAGCATCTTTTGCTTTAGAGTCGGACAGCCCGAAGGCTACTTTGACGCATTCCAAATCATCATTTTTTTCCGACTTTGCCCACTTCGCAAAAGGTCTTTTCATAGACCTTACGGTATTTAGCAAAAAGTCATTTTGAAGTCTCTTATCTAGACCGTGACGGCGGTTCATCTCATTTGCAAACAGAACACAATCCTTGTGCTGAGACAAGGCACGATTGACCAAAAACGGTGCATATGCTTTTTCAGAGATTTCATCTATGATAAGTTGTTTCTTAGTTTGTAAAATTGCTGTAGCATAATCAAATGGACTACTCATGTCAAAAGCCTCACAAATCCTAAAGTGTCTATAGATGTAAGCAAAAGGTAGTTAGCAAACATGCCAAAAGATTTCCTGCTATAAGCAGCCCAGGAATAGATAACACAACCAGTAATCCACATAGGGTAAAGAACCAAGAGGGGAGGATTTGGTATGGTAAGTGCCATTGTAAGACTACACCCAATGCTAATAGCCCAAGCAAGAAGCTCGGCAACAAAGCGAACACGATTGCTATTCCAATCATCTTTTATCCAATCAAAAATACCAAAAAGCAAATTATTCATGTGTCTTCAAACTTACTTAAACGACCAACTGTATCTTTAACATTTCCTTTTATGAAAACTAAAACATTCTGATGGCATTTAGCAATTTTTCTACTGCTATTCATATAGTTAAATGATCTCATAGCAGCAGTAGCAGGCTCTTGAAGTAGAATTAAATCATTGTATAATAAGCATCCATTCTTTTCAAAAATATTCACCGTCTTACTCAAAAATTTTCTGTAGATGCCGCTTACATCTCTTGTATCGCCTATCACAATAGCACAAAATCTATTGTCTTTCAACTTACCTAGATGTTTCGTTAAAATTTTTTCGTAAGATTCTTCGAATTCATTCTCTGTCATATTAGACAAATCTTTTTCGTTTTGAGAATAAACTTCCAAATCATAATATGGTGGGCATGTAAAAAGAAAGTCAAAAGATTCTGCATCATAATCTAGTGCATCAGAATGAATCCATTTAGGTTGATGTGAATCACATATCGACTCTGATTGTTTAAAGTTTGATTCAACTTGTTCCTTACGTATATCAGTGCCCACATAGTTTCTTTTGATCATTGATGCTACAATACCTCTCACTGAACCTCCAGCAAAAGGATCAAATACAACATCATTTTCTTCAGTGAACCATCTATACATGATCTCACACAAAACTGGATCAAATACAGAAGTTGCTTTCTGTTTTTTCTGTAACAGTTTAGATAATGAAAGTAAATTATCTCCTCTACCAAGTTCAGATTCTATACTCAAACTAAGCCAATATTTCTTACGATCTTTCCAATATTTTTGTTTGATGTCTAAAACTGAGATTGGCGGAACAACAAAAATGTCTTTAAGTTTTCTATCAGCCATTATATTTTCTCCATTATAGGAGATAGATATTTTTTCTTTCTTTCTATTGAACCGTATATGACTTGAATATGTTGTATATCATCAAGAGTAAAAGATATGACTGAACGATTCGTGTTGATGTTTCTATCAGACCAAGAACTCTTACACTTACTTAAATCAACTAGAGCAACAAAAGCCTCAATGATTCTACCATTTTCATCAACTTTAAATTTCTTTAAAAGATGCACTGGAGTTTTTACGAAGCCATTACCTACCCAAGAATTCGAATCGGAAAAAGAGTTTTTGTCTTCTATGAGAATGTCTTCATACACATAGTCTGAACCATTAATCGTTTGCTCTTCATAGTTAGGTAAAATTTTCGACACCTGACGATACAAGGCGTTGTTTAATGGTCGTGCATAATTTTTGGCAATCTCAACCGTCACTTGATTCTCATTCTTCATTTCTTCTTTGAAGTCTCTACCCCAAGCCTTTTCTAGAGCAGGTATTCTGACATCATTAACTTCTTTTATAACTTCGGGCAATACCTTACGTATAGTCGAAATTAATTCGTTCATTTGAACTCCGCATTCGCCATGATTTCAGTCAGACAAGCAACAAGATTGATTTCAGCGTCAGCAACAAATGCTTGCTTGTATTGATAGTCAGCAAGAATGATAACAACCTGCGGTATACTCTGAGGCTTTATGATATCATATAACGAATCATAAAGTTTGCGGAAGAATGTCGTGTTATCAATTTCAGTTGTTGCTGCCCATTTACGGACGGATGTAAAGTCTTTTTCTTTCAGATGTTTGACAATCTGTGTGATAGAGATGTCACCAATCTGAGAGAGGATGCCTACATCAATCTTGCCGAGTTGAGAGTAGCGTTGTAGTTCATTAATAACACGACGAAAATCTGGAAAATGTTTCTTGATAAGTTCAGCAATTACTTTCTTATCATATTCAACTTTTTCCGAATCAAGCACGTAATCAATACGCTTGAGAAACGCAGTTGCCATTTGCGCTTTCTCACCGTTCTTCAAACCAAAATCAACTACAGCACAACGACTGTGCAACGGATCAATGATTTTGGTTTTGTAATTACAAGTGAAGATGAATGAACAGTTTGATGCAAACTCTTCAATTGCATTACGAAGTGCTGGCTGTGTTGAGTTTGGATTTAGATAGTCTGCTTCATCAATGATAATGACTTTACGACCACCAGACAATGACATTGATGATGCATAGTTCTTGATTTTGTTTCTGAATGTATCAATGCCAGATTCATCAGAACCATTGATTACCATGTAGTCGCAACCGATTTCGTTGCACATGGCTTTGGCGATTGTTGTCTTGCCCACGCCCGCCCCACCAGACAGTAGCAGATTTGGAATCTGTTTCTGATTCACATATTCTTGAAAGACTGTTTTCAATCTTTCCGGTAGAATACAATCTGATACCGTTTGAGGGCGATACTTTTCTGTCCATAGAAGATGATCCATGGTTACCTTTCACAAAAATCATAATGTAATATATTATATCAGTCAGCGTTCAATCGTGCAACAACTTCTAAGTAATTTTCTTTTACTTGCCAACTAACTCCATCAACACCCTGTAGAATTGTCCTAGGAGCAATTTCTTTATTGGGGCTATTTAATTCAAACACGGAAACAACCGCATCTCTATTGATGGCTACAGATTGACCATCAAACGTTGGTTCTGCATTTGTGAAGTAGATAAACTTATTCATGATCAAGCCTTTTCAAACTTTGAACCAGTTTCAGTTGCAATCCAGTATTGCAAATTGACTGCCTTGTTTTTGAAATTGGAAATACCTTTTGATGAAATCTTTACATCATAAGAACCAGAAATCATTTTGATGTTTTCAATTTTGAAAATCATTTTGTATTTGTCGCCGTTGCCCTGACCAATTTCAAGTGCGTCTGTGTGTGCTGCGTCATTTGACATATCAAGTGCAATAGCAAAAATCTTTTGACCATCAGATTCAATTGCAACATGGCTGGAAGAAAGAACGCTGGTTGCTTTCATAATCCAGTCAAAGTCTTCTTGCTTCAGTTCAAAACTAACTTCAGGATCAGGCATCGTGATTGGCTTATCTGGCGCAGCAACAATCATGTTGGATGCACAGAAACGATATTTGATTTTGCTACGACCCTGTAGACCAGAGATAAGAACATTGCTGTTATCAAACTCAATCACAGGATCATCTTTGTGAAGAGTCAACACAGAAAGAAAGTTGTTAAGATCATATACACCAAACTCTGTTGGAATTTCTTCCGAGATTGATGCTTCAGCCATGACATTCTTTTGTGCAGAAACGGTACGAAGTGTCTTACCTTTCTTGAAAAGAATACCTTGATTGATTGTTGCAAAGTTTTTAAGGATGTTAAGTGTATCACCAGAGAGTTTCATAATTTATTTCCTTGTCATATCATGATTATGTAAGGCCA